TTCCTTTGCCACCCTATGCTTACAAAGTAATCACTGGTCCACAAGTAAGTCAAACAGGAAATGTGTACGCTAGAGTAATTGGCGATGCAGCAAACGCTTCTGTTTATATTACTCCTGGAGAAGGTCTGTAATGAACTGGCTAACGCAAATAGCGCCCACAATCGCTACTTGCCTTGGCGGTCCACTAGCAGGTTTAGCGGTAACGGCTTTATCTAAGCTGTTTGGGGTTGCGCCTGACCAAGTGCAGTCCATGATTAACGATAACAAACTATCGGCAGATCAGATTGCAGCAGTACAACAAGAAGAAATACGCTTTAAAGAGCAAACTCAAGCTCTAGGCTTAAACTTTGAACAGCTTGCTGTGGAGGATCGTAAAAGTGCTAGAGATATGCAAACGACTACTCAAAGCATTATCCCTCCTTTGCTTAGTATTCTTGTTACCGTTGGGTTTTTTGGCATATTGGCTTACCTTATGGTTACTCCTGCGGATACTGCGAATACACCCTTAATGATTATGCTTGGCTCATTAGGCACTGCTTGGACAGGAATTATTGCTTTTTACTTTGGATCTTCTGCTGGCAGTCAAAAAAAGGATGCCATGCTTTATAACTCGACACCTGCTAAATGAACTTAACGGAGCATTTCACTCTTGAAGAACTTACTCACACCGATCATCGGGAGTTTGACAACACTCCTAACGCAGATCAAATCAACAATCTTGAACGAGTGGCAGAGCTGCTTGAACAAGTTAAAAAGATGTTTGGTGGAAAGCCAATCATGGTTAACAGCGCTTTTAGATCGTTGCAAGTCAATGCTGCGGTAGGAAGCAAACCTACTAGCCAACATTGTTTAGGTTGCGCAGCCGATATTAGAGTGCCTGGCATGACACCAGATGAAGTAGTCAAAGCCATCAGAGCATCAGACCTTCAATATGACCAGTTAATTAGAGAATTTGATAGTTGGACACACATTTCAGTACCCAATGAAATCAGAATGACACCCCGTAATCAGACCTTAATTATTGATAAACAAGGAACAAGAAGTTATGCGTAAGATTATTTTAATGTTGGCGTTGTTTGCTTGTGGTTCAGCATTAGCCCACACCCTTGCTGTTTGCAATGGTCAATATGCCCTATGTGCTGCTAGTGGTGCAAGTCCAACGGGTAAAACAATGGTGATTAACGGCAAAACCTTTCAAGAAGGCATGGCAGTATGCCCAGTGTTAACTGGTAGATCTATTGCTGACCTAGATTTGATGAATGGTTCTTGTGATGCTAAACCAGGCACAGTTTGGTCATTGTTTAGCCAACAATCAAGCTATCCACAAGCACCTGATTGGTCTAATCAACCCGCGGCCTTCCGTTCATTCGTGATTGGCACTACTCCACAAACTCAGATCAGCAATATGTGGTCATACCTGTGTCAGATTCAACCTGAGAAGGTCAATGGCGTAACTTTGGCTAGTTGCTATGGACCATTGAATGAAAGCCCTTGGACACACGATCATCCCAAGCCAGGGCAAACAGGTTTTACTCAGTCCCCCGCTAATACCAGTTTTGGTGTAGGCGGTAATGCTCCTTAATCATGGCTGATAATTCCTCAGTATCGGTAAGCGCAGCTCCTGCCGAGTTTGCTAATGCTCCAGCAATACCTATGCCAGACAATAATGCTGTTGTTGGTCAAATGATTTTTGAAAAAGCAAAATCGGAATACCCTTATCTTGCCGATAAAGACATAGCTTTTGATTACGCTCCAGGTAAAGGCAGGGGATTTTTAGAGTTTTACAGTCCTGAAGAAACTGGTTCGCCAGAATACCCAAGACCACAAAACATTCCAATGGGCAAAGTTGGGGTTCAAGTTTTTGATCCAAAAACTAGACCTATTGATATTTTGGCTGATTATGTAAGCCATTACGGTGTTGAAAAAGATCCGTTTTTAGCGCAAAGATACCAACAATTTGCTAGTTCTTTCACGCCAGAGCAACAAAAGGTATTACAAGATCAATACGCTTATTATCAACAACATCCAGAATTTAAAGAATCAAGACCATTTGAACAATGGAAAGAAGCTAGTGGTATGCCAGGATACTTTAGGGGATACACATTTAATCAATGGGATGATGCTAAAAGCGCATACACTCCACAACAATTACAACTTCTTGACCAAGTAAAACAATATTTAAAGATCAAATAATGGATAGTCATTACAAATCACTGCTTAAAGCTGTAACTTGGCGCATTACAGGCAGCCTTGACACCTTTGTTTTGTCTTGGATTATTACTGGTCATGTGCAATTGGCTTTTAGCATTGCGTTTGTTGAGCTTTTCACCAAGATAGCCCTGTACTGGGTACATGAGCGTATCTGGGTAAACATCAAACTATGATTCATTGGGTGCTAGGTTTGGCTGGGGCTTCCTTCCCCCAAGTAAATTCAAATTGTTGCACTGCAACATTAAGCAGCAGGAATCAATCTTCCTTCAAAAGCATAAGTGCCTATATGAGCGAGGTCACACCAAGGAGCAGCGTAAACCTGACCACCAATCTGCCTCCAAATACGGCAGAAGTGGTAATCCTCACTAAGTAATCTTTGAGTTTCTGGCTCAATTGAAGTAGCAAAGAACTCCTTAATTTCATCTCTTTGCCCAATAGTGCCAGCAAGATCTAAAACATCATTAAAGTAGCTTGGCACATGATCTTTGAGCTTTTCAAACACTTCACGCTTAATGAGCATAAATCCAGTACCGCCATTGAAGATCTCTACAGGCTCATTTACTGGGACTGTTACTTCCCCTTGATAATTTACCAAGTTAACTACGAAAGAGCCTGTATGGTGCTTTAATTGGTCATTAGGCACGCTTGCATCCATTGCTTTTCTTACCGTATCCCAATTCACTTCCTTTTTAGGGTAAATACCGCAAATAATGTCTTTATCAGCTTCAATCATTTTTACAATGTCATGAGGATTGAACTTGATGTCCGCATCAATGAACATGAGGTGAGTAGATTCACCTTTTAAAAAAGTAGCTGTTAAAGCGTTCCTGGCACGAGTAATCAGGCTCTCATTAAACATAAAGCTAAAAGAAGCGTTAATTTTGTGATGAGCAAACACCATTTGTGATTGCATTGCTGATTGAGTGTAATAACCAGCGCACATACCGCCATACATCGGAGTTGCAATAAAAATCTTTACTTGAGATAGATCAGTCATAGTAATTCCATAAAGTTTAAGTTTCGATAGATCACTCCATCATTCCATTTGCGATTCTGTGCCTTTTCATACAGATAAATGACTTTCTCTGGATAAACAAACAAAGGTTCGCACTCCTCAAAACAAAAAGCATAAACCAGTGGTGCTTTTTTACTGCTAAACCATTCCAAAAACATCGGAATCATTTTGATTTCTTTTTCTTTAAAATTAGCTGTTCCTTTGACATTGACCACCATTGTTTCATCACCTCTGCTAATAACAAAATCTGGTAAATTGCGTAACAAACAAGGCAAATCAAAAAAATTATTAACGCTTCCATGCTTTTCATCAAAGCCAACCCTGCTAACTTGATAGCCGTGAGATTCACACCATTTTTGAAATAAAACCTCACCTTTGTTAGCAACGGTTTGTCTTTGTGCATAGGAATTTGATCCATTCACTAGAATCTACCAATAGTGAGCCAAAAACAATAAGAGAAAATTACAAGAAAAGCTACAGATCCTAAAAACGCTCCTATACCGCTGTAATCAGATCGATAAGGTCTTTGTATGGCAGTGGCGTAATCCGCATCCCTGAAAGCCTCAGAAGCGCTCCTGTAAGTCTTTCCCATGTTGTAATTAAATTTGCTCATTTCTCTTGTGCCTTTCTTAGTATTGCTCTAGCAAAATATAAGTGCCCATCATCAGCAGTTTGCCTATCTATTAAACGAATTTGATGGGCAATATTCAGTATTTCCTCATCTGTTAGTTCACGGCTTTTCAACGCCTCTATTTCATTTCCTTTGCGATTAGACTCTGTTGTCATGCAGTCACATAGCATAGTTAGTCGGTCTATTTCAGCTTGTTGCTGGCGTAGCATGGTGGCTATTTCTTTAAACCATGAACAGTTACCGCCATTCTTTAATAAATTATCAGCTAGTTCATTTGCGTTCATTCATATCCCCATAAATAGTGGTGAGCTGCTCAAAAAGACCCTCACCGTAGCCCACCTAACTATCTGGCTAATTTACGCCAAATTCGCATCTGAGCTTGCGGAGTGTTCTTCCATTCGGTCAATCATT